GAATTCTGAGTCAGTCAATCCAGATATTCTTCTTTTCACTTCTGCTACTCTTGGCGATGAGGTTTTAATATCTTTTCCGAAACCTTCTGCCATTACTTGATACCTAAGTGATCTTCTGTGATAACTTTGAACTCGATTAATCTATCAGCACAGAATTCTTGAGCTGCTTTCCACTTTGCTTGGTTGACTGCATAAGTTTTCATTTCATACAACCAAGATTTTGTTTTTCTCTTTGGAACTTTTGGTTCCATTGTTTGTCTTTTTGGTTTCACTTCAATTACATAAGTTTTAATTTCACCATTCTGTTCTTTAACCTTGATAATGAAATCAGGAAAGTATCTGTGAACTCTATTATCAACAGGTGAGCGATATGGAATCCAGAATTCTTCACTGCCCCATTCCAAAACATTTTCATTAAGATCGCACCAGTGGCAAAACTTTCTCTCCCAACTACTGCGACATATAATATTGTTTGGATCGCCTTTATATTTTTTTGGAAAGGATGGTTTGTATTTACTTTTTAAACTTTCTCCCATACCTTGTCTACATAATATATAAGCAAAAATATTTATAGGCATATGGTTGCCCCAGCACCATCAAAAAAGACTGTAGCAGATTTAAAAGCATCTATCCTCAGTCCAGCATTAACATCCAATTATGAATGTTGGTTTCAACCTCCAAGTGCAGTTTCTGCTTGGTTGGAACAAAGAAGATCTTCTGGACTTGGTAATTATACTTCCAATCAAGACTCATTAATATCTCTTTCATGTTCTGAGGCAGTATTGCCTGGATCTTCTTTAGCAACACATGAAATTAACAATGATTTTACTGGAGTAACTGAAAGACATGCTTATAGGAGACAATATGATGATAGAGCTTCTTTTACTTTTTATGTCGATGGTAATTATGAAATAATATATTTCTTTGAAAATTGGATTGCATATATTGTAAATGAACAAAGAACAGACTCTGTTGCATTTGGTCCTGGTATGTCCAAACCAAATTTTTCATATAGAGTTAATTTTCCTAAGAATTATCAACAAACAATTTACATTAATAAATTTGAAAAAGATTATTCTGGAAGGTCATTGGTTTACAATTTTGTTCAGGCATATCCAATTAGTATTGATTCGATGCCAGTTTCTTATGATGGATCTCAGTTATTAAAATGTACAGTATCTTTTACATATTCTAGATACATTATTGATTCTAAGATCTTAACTCTTGACTCTGGTATTCCTCTGGTTAATTTGTCCGATTTGCCAAACTTTCCTCAAGGATATACTAGAGCTGGATCTACGGATATTAATAACAATCAAAGACAAAGTGAATGGATAACACCATCGGGAAGAGTAGTTAGAGTAATTGAACCTATAACCACAACCAGATAAATAATCACACTGAAACTTCTATAGGATATTATGCCTTTACCAAAGATCGCTACGCCAACATATGAGTTGGAATTACCTTCAACTGGCCAAACAATTCAGTATAGACCTTTTCTAGTTAAAGAAGAAAAACTTTTAGTATTGGCACTTGAGAGTGAGAATACAAAAGAGATTACAACTGCAATCAAGAATGTAATTAAATCTTGTATTAGTACAAAAGGAATTAAAGTAGAAACTCTTCCTACATTTGATATTGAATATCTATTCTTAAATATCAGAGGTAAATCAGTGGGAGAAGAAATTGAAGTGAATATTATTTGTCCAGATGATGGCGAAACTTATGTTCCTGTGAAAATTAATATTGATGATATTCAAGTACAAAAGCAAGAAAAACATACGAATAAAATTAAAGTTGATGATTCTATTGTAATGGAGATGAAGTATCCATCTCTTGATCAGTTTATTAAGAGTAATTTTGATTTTAGTTCTGATAGTTCAATGGATCAATCTTTTGATCTGGTTGCTGCATGTATTGATAAAATCTATAATGAAGAAGAAGTTTGGACAGCATCTGATTGTACTAAAAAAGAACTTGTTGATTTTCTAGAGCAGATGAATTCATCTCAGTTCAAAGAAATTGAGAAGTTCTTCGAGACAATGCCAAAACTTTCTCATGAAGTAAAAGTTAAAAATCCAAAGACCGAAGTTGAGAGTACTGTGGTACTGGAGGGTCTCTCAAGTTTTTTCGCATAGCACTGGTCCACATGGACCTTGAGAGTTACTTTAAACTTAATTTCTCCTTGATGCAGTATCATAAATATTCATTAACTGAGATTGAAAATATGATTCCCTGGGAAAGGGACATCTATGTTGAATTATTAAAAGCGCATTTAGAAGAAGAAAAAGTAAAGCAACAACAAAATGGGACCTGACGAACTGGATAGCCTATTGACAAGCATGGGAGCGGAAGGTAGAAATAATTCCGCTCTTGCTTTGTATGAAGGAACCAGAGAAGAAGATCTTGTTAATGAGGAAGTAGACGAAAGGATACTTAGAATACTTGGACTTGATGATGTATTTGATATTGATTATGGAACTTATCTAACTCTTCTTAGAGAAAAGTTAGCAGAAGCAAGAATGGTTGATAGGAAATTATCAACTGAAGAAAGTATGCTTTTGACTGATGAGTTCAAAAGAGTTCGTGGAAATGTTGGTAGATTTAAAATCAAAAGAAAGAAAATAACATCCGAAAATATAGGGGTGACTGGCCCTATTCGTGTATCTACCGAAAAGTTTTATCTTACATCCAAGGCAGTTATTCCAACACCAGCAGCACCTGTTGGAGAATCATCCGAAGATATTAAAAGTATTGAAGGATCAATCGACCAGATATTAAAAAGTTTAACAGATCAAAATAAATTAACAAAGAAGAAAGCAGACGAAGAAAGAAGATCTGACGAACAAAGAAGAAGAACTAAAAGAGAATTTGATCTTGAAAAACCAATTCAAAAAGCAGCAGCACTTGTTAAAAAGATAGTTGCTCCTTTCCAAAGTATTCTGGATAGAATTATGAGATTCATTCAGTTCACTTTACTTGGGTATTTTGTTGACAAAGTTTTAAAGTGGTTTGCTGATCCTGCAAACGAAAGAAAGATTAAAGTTCTTGGGAGATTCTTAAAAGATTGGTGGCCTTCATTACTTGCTGCTTATGGACTATTTGCAACTCCTTTTGGTTTATTTGTTCGTAGCACTTTAAAAATGCTGAGAGGATTTATTCCTCAAATGGCAAGATTTATCGCAGCACATCCACTTGTTTTTGGTGCAGCAGCTGCAGGTCTAGGTGCATATGCCGCTACTCAGATGAATGAACAGAAGAGGAAAGAGTTTAAACAAACTGATTCATCTATAGTTCTTCCCGAAGAAACTGCGACCACAGGTAAAACTCCAGGTGTTCCTCAACTACAACAAGAACAGACACTTCAGCGTGGACTTGGTGGAATGTTTAATGGTGGAGGTCAAGTTAGAAGAAGATCATTCTTTGGTGGTGGTGCAGTTGATAAAATCATAAATGTCAATGATATTGCCTTCAATGAAGGTGGTGGAATTGATGGTGATAGTGGTGTAAGAATTACTGGCGCAGGTCCTGATACTCAATTAATTGCAGCTGCGCCTGGTGAAGTTGTAATGTCTAAGAAGGCAGTAGATAAGTATGGTGCAAACTTCTTTCTTGGATTGAATAAGAAAGCGGGTGGAACTAACATTCCAAGAATGGTTAACAATATTCAACTTGCTCAAGGTGGTGGAATAATTAAAAAAAATATTGGTTCTTTCCAAGGTGGTGGACTTATCGGTGCATTGGGTAGATTTTTACCTGGAACTGGAACAGTAATGGCACCGAAAGGAATGGAACTTGGATACCAAGATAAGTTCTTGGGAATTAATATTGGTGGAGTTAGAAGATTGCCTTTAAATCAGACTTATTCTCCTGCTGCAGCCCAAAGATATAATGCATCGCCAAGTGCTCCTAGTACATTAGGAAGATTTGAAAGTGGTCCTCTAACTGGTAGACATATAAGCATTCCTAAAACAAGTACAACGAGACCAACTTCTTCTATGTTATCAAAACCACAATCTTCAAGTGGCTTGAATCTTAATTTGAAACAAAATGTGCAGACCATACAAGGTGCTGCTAAAAGACAAGAACAAATGATGCGTGAGATGGGAATTAAACCATCTGGATATGTAAATCTTCGTGGACAACCTATCAATCTTGGACCACAATCAAGGTCTATTGCTCCAGGAACTCCTGTGATTTCTAGTAAGACGCAAATGATTGTTCTTCCACCAACAACTTCTGTTGCACAAAAACCAGCGACTCCAACAATATCAGGCACTCAAATACCGGAATTCAGTATTGTTGCAAACACTGGTTATAGATCTATGATTTCTGATACCCTTGGTATCGCAGATCTGGTAGGATAAGAATATGGCTACTATAGATTCAAAAAAACTTTTACCAGCAGGAAAACCGGGCGGTTCAATAGTAGAATCTCAGAAACCACTGTTGATTCCCGTAAATAATGTTGTTTTTAAAAAAGATGTTAAGATCTCGCAGAAACTTTTAAAGCCTGCAGATGAAGAAAAAAGTTCTGGTGGAAGTTTAGTTGTTATCAGGAAGAAAGTTTTAAAGATAAGCGATGTTATAAACAGTACATTTCTTATTGAACAGAGTGAGAATAATCGTAAGAGAAAAGAAAGAGAAAGACAAAAAGCAGAAGGAAGAGAAAGGCAATTAGAAACAAAAAAACCAACTAAAGTTGATGAAAAAAATCTAGCAAAAGTATCTTTGCCTGGTGGAAGTATTCTTGATACGATTAAAAGATTTCTTGGATTTACTTTACTTGGATATCTATTTGACAAGTACAATCAGTTTTTACCTAAACTTGTTGAGTTCACTAAGTTAATAACTCCTGTTGCAAAATTCGTTGAGTCATTTGGAAAGAATGCAATCAACGGGGTCATCAATTTTATCGATGCTGGTTATCAAGCATACGATAAAGTTCACGAATCTATTAAAAAGTTTGGTGGTGAAGATGCAGTAAAACAGTTTGAACAATTTTCTGGTCAATTAAATAAACTTCTGAATGGAGCAATTATTGCTTCAATGTTGATTGTAAGCAGTGCTCCAAAATCTCCAAAGGGATTGTCTGGTGGAGCAGGTGCTGGTGTTGGTGTAGGAACTAGAATTCTAGAAAGAAAAACTCTTGGTAGATTAAATGAATCATATGCTAGGTATATTGCAGGTAAAGCAAATATTGGTGATCGTGCTAGGTTATTGAGAAGAGGATTTATAGGTGGAAGACAAGCATTATTTGGGAGTGGAACTAAGGCATTAGAAAAAGGTGCTACCAGAAAATTAGCGACTCAAGGTGCTAAACAATCTGCAAGATTTGCTTTCACTAAAGCGCCAATCATAGGATCTCTTATTGGATTTATTATTGATACTGTAATTTTTAAAGAGAAACCATCCAGAGCAGCTGCAGGTGCTGTTGGCAATCTTGTTGGATCTGGCATCGGTGCAGCTCTTGCTGGTGCTGGAACATTTGGTATTGGTACTGGACTTGGTTTAATTGCCGGTGGATTTATTGGTGATTTGGTAGGAAAGTCATTATATGATGCCTTTGTTGGTCAGCAGCAAGAACCAATACCAGCAAAAGCACAAGGTGGCCAGGTCTCTGGTGGACAATCTAGAGTTTCTACTACAAGAAGAATTAGAACAACTCAAACAAGACAGAGAAGAACTTATGTTCCACAAAAAACACAACCTGGAAAAGATGTTGGTGGAAAGCAAAAGATAGAACAACTGTATGGTAAAGATGAACCAGGAAAGAGAAGTGCATTGAGAGCTCTTAGAAAGAGTTCTGAGGATCTCAAGAAGATGAGATCATTGAATGGTGTCGCTGGTGCAATGTTTGGTGCTGCTATTGATATGTCATTGGGACAAAAACCAGATAAAAAACTTGCAACTTCTCTAGGAAATACATTTGGTTCTGTGATTCAAGCAGCTGTTGATGCTGAATTAAATTCTTCATTCAATGATATTTCTAAAACTATTGCAATGGCAAATGGTGGAGTAGTTCCATCAAGAGAAATTAAAGGTGGTATGAGTATTGGTGAAAAGATCGGAAAGTACATTTCAAGTGCATTTTCTATCGCTCTTGAAAGTTCTGCTTCTAAAGTATTGCAAAATTTAAATCAAGAATTTAATTTGGAAGGCGGCCCTCCAGGTTCATTATCTGGTAGTAGTTTTGGTGATGAAGGTCCACCTGGTGATTTTTCTGGTGATGTTAAAGCAATGAAAGCTTTCAATTACTTTAAAAGTCAGGGATATACTGATTTTCAATCTGCTGCAATTGTAGGTAATTTACTACAAGAAAATAGAGCAATGAATCCTAAACTTGAGAATAGTATTGGAATGAGAGGAATAGCTCAATGGGATGCAAATAGATGGTCTAATCTGGAAAAATTTGCATCTTCTAAAAAGATAGATCCATATGCTTTTGAAACTCAACTTCAATTTATCCAACATGAGTTGAGAACTGGTGATGGTGGTCTTAGTGCATCTGTATTTAAAAATACTAATAACTTGGAAGAAGCTACAATCATGTTTAGAAAAAAATATGAAAGGCCTGGTGAAGCAGAAGCAAACGATGCTGCTAGAATAAATTATGCAAAGGGTGTGTTGCAATCTACTAAGTTTGAATATGTTCCTCCGGGAAAAGTTTCTCCTGTCATTACTGGTAGATTTGGTGAAATGAGGAGCACAGGACAGCATGGTGGAAGCGATTTGTCAGTTCCAGAAGGGACTCCTTTGAGAGCACTTTCTGATGGAAAAATAATAGAAAGCGGATATGAATCTGGTTGGGGAAATTATACAGTTTTTATTGATAAAAATGGAATTTATCATCTTTATGGTCATATGAGTGGTAAGGGAAAATCAAAAGGGAGTATTAAGCAGGGTGATATAATAGGTTATGTTGGAATGACTGGAAGAACTAGCGGCCCACATCTTCACTGGGAAACTGGAACTGGATGGAATGGCACGATTACTGGTGCATTTGATCCACTAAAGAGATATAGTATAAATGCCCCATTTAGTACACAAAAAAAATCTGATAAAAAAACAGATAAAAATAAACTATCTCCAATTTTTGATAGAAGTCAGGCATCACTAGCACCATCACAGCAATCAAGAGAAATTGCATCACTACAACAGAGTCCTTCTTATGCATTAGTTGAAAATAATACAATTCTTTATCAGAAGGAATTCGTTCTCACTTAAATAGTAATAAAAAGATATGGGAAGCAAGGAGTCACTACAGTTTAATAAGTTTGAAGTTTTTTCAAACAAGAATAACAAATCAGTAGATATTAGATCTATTCCAAGGATAGAATATCGTGAAAGTGTTTTGTCTCCTTTTGTAATCATAACAGCTCAAATTGTTGAAACTGGCAATACAATGTCCGCCGATGATGGTTCTGGATCAACAGTGTCTGCTCTTGAAGGCCTTAATCTGCAAGGAACCGAAAAAGTTTTATTTGAAATTGAAGATGCTAATGGAAACAAGATAAAACTTACTGATGCAAATGATCTTAGAATTGCTACAGTATCGAGAGTTGCACAATCATTTAAAAATATTTCGTATCAACTTAATATAGTTTCTAAAGAAGCATATGACAATACTCTTCTTGATACTAGAGTGAGAACTAAGTTTGATGGTAAAATATCTGATTGTGTTAGAAGAATATTAACTCAATTTTTAAAAACACAAAAAGATTTAGAAGTTGATGAAACGACAAACACATATGAAAAGTGGGGTGTAGATGATTATCCATTCGATAAAATATTACATCTTCAGCAAATTGCAATTCCAAATATAAAAGATGCACTTGGAAAGACATCTGGGTATCTTTTCTGGGAAACATCAGATGGATATAAGTTTAAATCATTAGATAATCTTTTCAAGATAGGTGGAAAATTTCCTAACTATACTGATAATCGTGGAAAAAAAATTAAAAACTATATTGAGAATAAAAAAGTCGATTACCTAAGTGTTCCTCAGGGATTTGATGATAAGATACTATACTCTAAGATTGATAGAACAATTGATGCACTCGGTCAGTTTGAATCTGGTGCATATGGAACAGTTCTAGAATTCTTTGATGAAGTAAATAAAACC